GTGAAGAATACCTTCAGGGGCAAGACGCCTTACGCAAAATTGACTCACTGCCGTATTTCCTCAGCAAGATTTTCATTGAGCGCCATAACTACCTGTTAAACACACAAGGGATACTGGCCGCGCACCGCTTTTTATACAAAATTTATTTACCGCGCATACATCCGAGACTCGAATTTGTTAACACCAAATTCGATATGGACGTTAAAGCCTCACTGCGTTTTTTGAGCGAGCTAGAGATTTATCGCGGCTTGCCTGATATGCACGATAAAGAGTTAAAACGGCTAGCCGGTCGCATTGCGGCTCAGTTGTATTCAGCTTATGAGGAGCTGAGCGACGCATTTCTCGAATGTCATGATCAAGAGGCGCTTTTTACCGATGAGGCTCAAGTCGATCTCTATGCTCATGTAGCTGGCGCAGCACGCGCTTTTAATATCACACCAATGCACTGGCAACGTTTCCGTAAGGGAAAGCTAGATATGCGTGGCGCATTCCGCAGCATCCTGCGCCTAATCAATGATGAATGGTGGATACGTAAGCTCAAAGCGCAGCGCACCCAGTGGCGTGAGGCACTGCTTATCGCCGCCGGTGAAGTCAATTTCAAACGCTCATCTTATGCCAGTAAGCAAGCGATCAGTGATGTTCGCGCCCGTCGTGCGGCTAATATGGAATACCTCAAAGGGTGCGACCTTGAGAACGTCGAAACCGGCGAACGAATCGACCTGATCGATAAAGTCATGGCGAGTATCTCTAACCCTGAGATTCGCCGCATGGAGCTGATGAGCACTATTTACGGTATCGGAAAATATGCCGCTGAAAAAAACCACATCGGCATGTTTGTCACTATCACCACGCCCTCGAAATATCACCCAACCCGCACGGTAAAAAACAAGCGTGACAAACAATGTCAGCTTAACCACAAGTGGGATGGAGAAGCCTTTTCCCCGAAAGACGGCCAGCGTTATCTAGTCAGAATCTGGAGCAAGATGCGCACCGCATTCAAAGACCGCGATCTAAACGTCTACGGGATTCGTGTGGTTGAGCCTCACCACGACGGGACACCTCACTGGCATATGGTGCTGTTTTGCGACCGCAAACAACGCGCGGCTATTGTCGAGATTATGCAACGTTACGCTTTAAAAGAAGACGGTGACGAACGAGGAGCGCGTAAGCAGCGCTTTGAGTGTAAACACCTGAACAAAGGCGGCGCGGTGGCTTATATCGCTAAATACGTTTCTAAAAATATCGATGGTTATGCGCTTGACGGCGAAATAGACCACGACACCGGCAAGCCCCTATCTCAGACCGCCGCAGCCGTCACGGCATGGGCGTCTATTTGGCGTATTCCACAATTTCACCCGATCGGTATTCCTACCATGGGCGCATACCGCGAGTGCCGCCGCAAAAGCCTACGCGGTATCAGTATCGCCGATAGTTTTGATGAAAGCGTTGAGGCTGTGCGAGCCGCTGCCGACGGTGGTGACTTTGCGGCCTATATCGAGGCGCAGGGCGGTGCAAATGTAGCAAGAGATTTACAGACCGTTCGTGTCGCTCGCGAGATTGCCGACGAGCTCAACGAATACGACGAAGAAGTCCCGAAGGTTGTCGGCATCTTTGCGCCGCATCTTGGTGAAAGCCACATCCACAAAACTCGCGAGACTCAATGGCGCATCGTCAGCAAGGCCGTTGACGTTGACCTTGAACCTTTGACTTTAAAAAGCGCCTCTGGCGCGCCTCGGAGTCCTGTCAATAACTGTGGGGAAGGTCAGCACAGTGTTGACATAAAACCGGAGGTTACGCCGTCTGAGTACGCCGCCGCTGTAATGAAACTCGTTGAAAGCGGCGATGTGAGCTGGACGGATTGGGACGTCGCCAAGACCTTGAGAGACGCGGCAAAGGCGCAGTCACCGAAAATAAACCTACAGCAGCGAAGCGCTAGCCCCAATAAACCGCAAGATTTAGCGCCATCCGCGCGGCTTACCCGCAGTGAGCGGGATAGAACGTGGCAAATAAGCCGCGATTTAGCCAAAGAAGGTATTGCCGCGCAGCGCTGGGAGCTTGATGCACTGGCGCGGGGTGCAACCGTGAGCTTTGACGACAAAGTATTTTCATATCCCGCGCTCGATGAGTGGCCGGGCTTTAGTGATATTTAATGTAACGCTTGATTTGAAAAACAAAGAGTATAATTAGATGATTATTATCATTTGCGAGTATGGGGTTCAAAATGAAACTGTGGCAAACAACTTCCATTATATTGCCTGTAGGCATTATTTCAGAACTAACTGTTAGTTCTCGATTAGTTGCGCAATCACAAAGCAATGCCTCGCGTTGTGACTATCGTATTTCTATCTTTGGCTAAATGCCTTTGGCCTTATCGAATTGCAACTAACGTTAGGGATATACAATGTCTTACGCTCTGTTTTACTCACCCGGTGCCGCTAGCTTTGCGGTTCATTGGATGTTGATTGAACTAGATGTTCCATTTTCTACTCATTTGATTAATGTCGAAAGTGGTGGCAATCGCACCCTTGAATACCTTCGTCTCAATCCATCGGGACAAGTGCCCACATTAGTGGTTGATGGTATCCCAGTACGCGAATCAACGGCGCTTCTCATGCTGCTTGCCGAACGCCACCCAGAGGTCGCTCTTGCTCCACGTGAAAATACGCCTGAGCGCTCTGAATGGTTGGAAATGATGATTTATCTTGCAAATACGTTACTACCATCTATGCGCGATTGGTTTTATAGCGAAAAAGATGCCAATGCTGAGGATGTAAAAGGCATACGAGCATTAGCACTGACACGGATTGAAAATGCTTGGGAGCGCTTGGATAAGCATCTTGCCGATAAGCATGGGAGATATCTTATTGGCGATAAACTCAGCACAGTTGATTTCTTAGCGACCATGTTGATGCGTTGGACTCGTGACATGCCGCGCCCTGCTTCAGAATGGCCTCACTTAGCGACCTACATTCAGCATATGCGTTCACTGCCTTCGTTTATGAAAACTCATGAGCGTGAAGGACTGACTGGCTGGGTAAACTAATCTTAAACTCATGCAGTTGTGGCTTCAGTGACGGTAACTTCTTGCATGAGGGCGCATTATGGCGCATGCAACGTTAAATATTATTTTTGTCCCTTAGCGCCAGCGCTGGTGCGGCTCGAGCGGGCTCATGCAAGTGCATTAAAAGCGACTCATGAAGCGGGCAGGCGTGGCGGGGATAGCATTGCGCGCTGAGGGTGTTAATACGTTTATCTCTGATCGTCTGAGGGCGTCGTGGTGCTGTTTGGGGTGTCGGTTTGGATGTTGATGCGTCTTTTCGCTTCCTCGCGGTGCTGGCGCTCCTGTGGGCGCTGGTGAGGGATACAAAAAAGCCGCCCGGCGGCGGCTGTTGTGGTTGTCTGTTCGTTACTTGTTTTTCGGTAGCTCGTAAGGCTTAAAGCGCACCACCTCCTGACCGAGAAAGTCATTCACTTCTTTGATGCGTTCCTGTAAGGGCGTCAGCTCGTTACGCACAAATACCTGAGCCGCTTTGACGACGTCACCAAAGCCGCCGGTGTTATTAGGTACGACGCCCATCATCTGGGGTGGCACGCGGTGCGCGCTGAGTAAGTCATCGCGGGTCGCGTTCTTAATATTAAAGAAATCATCCTTTGTCGCTACCTCGCTGAGCGGCACAATCTTGATCCCGTCGGGTTTACCGTTCGGGGCGTAGAAAAACAGGTTTTTAAAATTACCCAGCCCTTTCGAGCTGCGCATGGCCTCACGCAGTGCCTCAACGTCGGTATTACTCTGCGCGGCGTCGGTCACATACATGATGTAGCCAGCGTGCGCGCCGTTCTGGTAATACTTGCGGCGGAACAGGGTAGCGGATTCATTCAGCCACGCCGAGTTGAGCGAGCTCATATATTCCGGCAAGCCGTATAACTCCTGATTAATATCTGGCTCAATCAAATGGAACACCGAACGCGGCGCGAAGCGGTGCGGCTCTTTGAATGACTGCACGAACCAATAAACATCCTCCTCAACGCCTCGGCGGGTATATTTCGCCGGTGAGCACTCCAGTCGCATAACCTCCCCAAGCTGATTAAAACGCTTTTCTAAGAAAGCATTCCCAAAGACCAGATAGTCGAGCACGTAGCGGCTAAATTCCTGCTGGCTCAGTAACGGGTGCGGGATAAAGGTGCTGGCGAGAATGTTGCGCTTTACGTAAATCGGTGAGCTGTGGTGAACGGCGGCGCGCAAGCTTTTCGCCAGCCCCGCAAAGCTCACCGGCGGCTCGATCCATTTGCCGTTGTTGATGCATTCTGCGTAGTCGAGAATGTCGCGGCGGTCTAAAACCGCCGAGGGCTCACCGAAGGTAAACGCCTGTACTGAGGTGTCAGACTGCGCGGTCATTTTTTGCGCGCGTTGGCCTTTGCGTTTGCTCATTAGTTAAATTCCAAAATTGAAGGGGTGACGTTGCCGTTACCGGCGGTGAGCGGTTCGTTAATCATGGCGTGCATGGCCGCCCATGCGATATCGGCGTGGCTGACTTCCTCGCTACGGCTGGCAACGTAGGTCATGCCGCGCCCGCTGGCCGTCATGGTTTTACGGATGGCCATAAACGAAAGCGTGATATCGGTGTGGGCGATGTCGTACTCCAATCGCCCAGTGGTGATGAGGTCTTTTGCTTTTAGCACCATGTTGGTTTTCACCTCGGCGCTATAGCGAATTTCTCGCACGGCTGGGAAGAAGTTGCGCACCAACTGGTAAACCCCTTGCCCGATGCCGGTAGCGTCAATGCCGATATATTCCACGACGTATTTGTCCGTCAGCGCCTTGATGGACTCGGCCTGTGTGGCAAAGTCCATGCCTTTCCACTGGTAACGCTCCAGAATACGAAACTTGCCACCCGGAACGGCGGGAGGTGCCATCACCACACAGCCCGCACTGTCGCCGGTGTTCGACGGGTCATAACCAATCCACACCGGACGATAACCAAACGGTCGAGGGTGTTGGTCAATCTGAATAAAGTCCTCCCACTCCAATCGCGAATCGACCATACAGGCTTGCAGCTCCTCGAACGGGAACACAGACGCCTTATCATCGACAAACTCACACATGAACAGGTTGCGGAAGTCCTCGGCGCTGTTTTCCCGTTTTAACGTATCGAGATCGAACAGGTCGCAGCCACCGGCTAGCGCGTCCTCGATGGTGACAATCTGCCGCCATTGACCATCGGCACACAGCGCGCCTTTTGCCAGCGCGGCATGGCTGATATCAATATCGACACGCTCGTCGGCACTGCTGCGCCCTTTGTTGAAGAGTTCCCCCGACCAGAACGGATACGCACCATGTGCCAGCGTGGAGGGCGTCGAGAAATAGGTGGTACGCAGGTGTTTTTGCGAGGCCATACCTGACGCCACCTTTCGCAGTTTCTGGAAATTGGGGATCCAGAAAATCTCATCGACCAACAGGTCGCCGTTATGGCTCTGCGCGGTGTTGGAGTTGGTGCCAAGAAAAATCAGCTTCGCGCCGTTATTGCCGAGCACAATCGGGTCGCCGGTGAGCTCCACATCCACCATGCGCGCAAACTGGATGATGTACTCACGGAACACGTAAGCCTGTGTCTTACTGGCCGAGAGAAAAATCTGGTTGTGACCGGTATCGAGCGCCCGTAGTAGCGACTCACGCGAAAAGTAAAACGTGGCGCCAATCTGGCGTGATTTGAGAATGTCACGAATACGGTATTTAAGCCCGGCCTCATGCCAGCCGAGCTGGTAGCCGAAAGACTGTTCGAAAAAAATCGACTTGAGTTTCTCGATAGCCTCCTCGCTGAAATAGTTCTTTTTGGGTGCCTTACGCTCGCCTTTATTGCGGTTGCGCACGTTCGGATTTAAGTCGGCCTCGTTGCCGGTTTGGCTATAGCGATTCACACGCGCTAGGCGCTCAATCTGGCGGCCTAGCAGGTCAATCTCTTTGTAGTCGCCCCCATCCTTTTTAGGCTTAGCTATCAGTTGAATTAAGCGGGATTCGATACTGGTTTCCACGCGGGAAATCGGGTGGATGTCATCCCACTTATCGCGGCGTTTCCAACTGTTGACGGTCGGGATTTTCTGACCGAGCGTTTCGGCGATCTGACGGGGCGAAAAACCTTGCCAGTAGAGCAAGGCCGCCTGTCGCCTTGGGTCATGAAGGAGTGATGTATCCGTGGTAATCATCGATATTGCCTCTCGCATAGATAACGAGGGCAAGGCTACGCAAGGCAGACGGGGCGCGCCTTACAGCGCTGTTGTGTGGGCGGTTATCAGACGGGGATTGATGGCGGTGTCAGTGCTGGGTGGGGAAACTAGCCCCGAACCTAAACACCACTCAGGACACCTGAACAATGGCAAAGAAAGTATCTAACTGGTTTCGCATTGGCGTCGAGGGTGACACCTGCGACGGGCGAAACATTGAGGCGATTGATATCCAGCAAATGGCCGACAGCTTTGATCCCCGCGTTCGCGGCTGTCGCATCAATCTCGAACATATCAAAGGTGTGTTACCAACTGGCGATTTTAAACGCCTTGGTGACGTGGTCGAGCTTAAGGCCGAAACCATTGAGGATGACTCCATCCTAAACGGCAAGCTGGCACTCTATGCCAAGATGGCACCGCTCGAGGATTTGGTCTCCATGGTTAAAGCCGGGCAAAAGATTTACACCTCGATGGAAATCCGTCCGAACTTTGCCAATACGGGCAAAGCCTACCTTGTCGGTCTCGCGGTCACTGATGACCCCGCCAGCCTCGGGACTGAAGTGCTGGAGTTCAGCGCTAAAGCCAAAGTGAATCCGTTCGCCGGTAAAAAAGAACAGCCGGACGATCTGTTTTCTGTGGCCACATTGGCAGAACTGGAGTTCGAAGACGTCCCCGACACCCTGCTCAATAGTCTGACTGAAAAAGTCACTCGTATTTTTAGCCGCAAGCAAGCCAACGATGACGCGCGTTTTAACGATGTGCATGAGGCGGTCTCGGTCGTTTCGGAGCAAGTGCAAATCTATCAGGACGGCGTCGAGCAGCGTTTAACCACGTTAGAAAATGACCTGAAAACCGCGCAGGAAACCGCAGAAAACAGCGTACAGGCGCTATCCGCTCTGAAAGGTCAGCTTGGTAACACCGAGCACTTTGGACAGTCACGCCGTCCGGCGGCCAATGGTGGCAACGGCGAAGAAATCCACCTCACCAACTGTTAACCGTTTGACTGTGAACCGGTGCGGCTTGCCGCGCCGTCTGCCCCTTATTTGATTGAGAGAAACTATGCGCCCGAATACCCGTTTTAAATTTAATGCGTTCCTGACCCAAGTCGCCAAGCTGAATAACGTCGATGTTGCCGATATCGATAAAAAATTCAGCGTTGAGCCGTCGGTCACGCAGACCCTTATCACCACCGTGCAAGAAACCTCGGATTTTCTGACCCGTATCAACATGGTGCCGGTGGATGAGCAAGAAGGTGAAAAAATTGGCCTCGGCGTCACCGGCTCTATCGCCAGCACCGCCGACACCGACAACGGCGGCGAACGTGAAACCGCCGACTTTGCCGCGCTAACGTCGCGTAAATACAAATGTGAACAGGTCAATTTTGACTTTCACATCCGTTACAACACCCTTGACCTGTGGGCGCGTTATCAGGACTTCCAGATCCGTTTACGCGATGCGATTGCCAAGCGTCAGGCGCTCGATTACATCATGGCCGGTTTTAACGGTATTGCCCGTGCACCGAAGTCTGACCGCAGTAAAAATCCAATGTTGCAGGACTTAGCCGTCGGTTGGTTGCAGAAGTTACGCAATGAAGCTCCGCAGCGCGTTATGGACAGCTATACCGCCGAAGATGGCACCGTGTCCGACGTCATTCGTGTGGGTAAAAACGGCGATTATGCCAACCTTGACGCCGTGGTGATGGATGCGACCAATAGCATGATTGACCCATGGCACCAAGAAGACCCCGACCTCGTGGTTATCTGTGGGCGTCAGTTGCTGGCCGATAAATACTTCCCACTGGTGAACCAAGAGCAGCCGAACACCGAAGCCATGGCCGCCGATGTGATTGTCAGCCAGAAACGCATCGGTAACTTACCGGCGGTGCGTGTGCCGTACTTCCCCGCCGATGCGATGATGGTGACGCGCCTTGATAACCTGTCGATTTACATCATGGACAGTTCACACCGTCGCCATATCGAGGAGAACGCCAAGCGCGACCGCATCGAAAACTATGAGTCGCTGAAAGTCGACTTTGTGGTCGAGGATTACGGCTGCGCGTGTCTGATTGAAAATATCAAGGTCGGCACGTTTAAAGCGCCAGCGGCACCCGAACAGGCTTCCGCACCGGTTGATGACAATCCGGCCGACGATAACGCTAAGGAATAATTATGGCGAGCCCTGCACAGCGTCACATGATGCGGGTATCGGCTCAGGAGGCGGCGCAGCGTGAAAATAGCGCGTTGCGCCACGCCAGCGGATACGAGCTGATGCTCATGCGTTTAGCCGGTGATATGCGCACGTTAAAAGGGGTGCACTCATTCGAGCGTAAGGCCGAGATCAAACGTGGGATGTTGCCGGAGTATGCGCCATGGGTCACCGGCGTTTTGGCTGAAGGCCGAGGCGCTCAAGACGCGGTTTTAATGACCGTCATGGTGTGGAAACTCGACGCCGATGATATCGCCGGGGCGCTGGAGATTGCGCGCTACGCCCTGAAATACGGCCTCGCTATGCCGTCACATCTCAACCGACCCACCGGTTATTTTTTGGCTGAGGATGTGGCTATCGCCGCCGAGCGTTTACGTACTGCCGATAAGCCGGTCGCCGTCTCACTGTTACTCGACACCATGGCGCTGACTGAAAGCGCCGATATGCCGGATAAAGTGCGCGCCAAGCTGCACAAAATCACCGGGCTGGTACTGCGTGATGAGGGGGCGGTGATCCAAGCGCTAGAACATCTTAAACGCGCCATGCAGCTCGACCGCTTGGCCGGTGTGAAAAAGGATATCGAGCGACTGGAGCGAGCCATTAAGGCCGCCAGTGAACCCGAACCGGCTCCCGCGCCGAAACCGAAAGAACGCGCCAAACCCAAAACAGCGAAGCGTGCGAAAACACCGGCTAAATCAGCCGCTCGCACGCGCAAACCGACGAGTGCAACCGCTCGCCGCTAACAGAACGCGCCCCGCGCCGGGCGGCACGCAGAGAAAACAGGCTTGCTCTGATTGGCTTCTGCGTCCACCGCCCACCCATTACAAGGATTTGTCATGACGACAATCATAATCCCTGCGTCGGATGAGAATACCGACGCCTCAGGGGTGGTCATTCCTGCGCCTGAACCGCGCGAACCGGTGATTAAAAATACCTACTTTTGGCCGGATATCGACCCGGTGCGCATTCGTGAGCTCATGCGCCTTGAGTATGTGGTTACACCTGAGCGACTGCGTGAAGCGATCCGCATGGGGATAGCTGAAACCAACGCCGAACTACACCGCTTTCGGGAGCGCAATATCGCCGCCGGATATAAACGCTTAATCGATGTACCCGCCGAGAAAATCGACGGTGAAAGCGAAAAGTGTTTTCACTACCTGCGCGCCGTGTCGGCCTTTGCCAGTGCCAGCGTCTACGAGCGTTATCGCGGCTATGACGCCAGCGCCAAAGGCGACCGGAAAGCCGACACTGTCGAGAGCACGGCGGACACGCTGTGGCGCGATGCCCGCTGGGCGGTGAGTCGCTTAGAAGGTCGGCCTAAATCCATCATTGGACAAATCTAATGCGCGTTATCGCCTCACAGGGGGACACCCTCGACGCCCTGTGTTATCGCCATTACGGGCGCACCGAGGGCGTGGTCGAGGCGGTGCTCGCGGTCAATCCGGGACTGGCTGAGCTGGGTGCGGTGTTACCGCATGGCACCGCTGTCGAGTTGCCGGTCGTTGAGTCCTCGACCACGTCGGAGACTCTCAACCTATGGGATTAATTCATGAACGAAACCGATAAAAGCATGGTGACGCTATTCCTCATCGGCATGTTGATTGTGGTCGGCAAAGTGCTCGCCGGTGGTGAACCCATCACCCCCCGGTTGTTTATAGGGCGCATGTTGCTCGGTGGCTTTGTCTCGATGGTGGCGGGTGTGGCGTTGGTGCAATTCCCTGATTTACCGGGTACTGCCATAAACGGCATTGGTACGGCGCTAGGGATTGCGGGTTATCAGGTGGTGGAAATCTTTATCCAGCGCCGGATTAAAAAAGCAAACAAAAACGACAAAGGGGACAAATAATGGCCGTGATTAAAGTCCATCCAAACGTTGCCGCGTTTCTCGATATGCTTGCGTTTTCCGAGGGAACGGCGACCCATCCACTCACCCGTAATCAGGGCTATGACGTGGTGGTGACGGGGATCGATGGCAAGCAGGAGATTTTCACCGACTACAGCGATCACCCGTTTGCGCACGGTCGCCCCGCGAAAACCTTCAACCGGCGCGGGGAGCGCTCGACCGCCTCGGGGCGTTATCAGCAGCTTTATCGCTACTGGCCGCACTATAAAGCGTTGCTTTCACTGCCTGACTTTAGCCCGTCGTCACAAGACCGCCTCGCGGTGCAATTGCTGACCGAGCAGCGAAGCCTCGCCGATATCGAGCGCGGTGATATTGAGCAAGCGATCGACAAGTGCCGCAATATTTGGGCATCCCTGCCGGGTGCCGGTTACGGCCAGCGAGAGCACCGACTCGACAAATTGGTCGAAGTCTATCGCGCGGCTGGGGGAGCGCTTGCCCAATGAAAACGCTGATTATCTTGCTGATAGTGGCCGTCACTGGCCAGTGGTGGTTAACGCGTGAAAATCGTGAGCTGGGGCAAGCGCTCAGCGACGCCACGCAAACAATTACCACGCAAAAAAATAACCTTAGCACCTTAAACAATCAGCTCAACATGGTGCGCGATAACGCCAACCGCAGCGAACGGGCGCAGGTGGAACTGCGCCAGCAGCTCAGCCACGCACAGCAGCTCGCCACCGGCAAAGACCAGAAAATAACGAGGCTACTCAATGAAAATAAAACTCTGCGCGATTGGTATCAGTCTGCTTTGCCTGATGACATTGCAAGGCTGCACACCCGCCCCGCCTTTGATACCCCCGACGCTTATCTACGTTGGTTGTCCGAAGGTGGTGAGTTGCCCGATACCGGGAATCCTACCGAAAACCAACGGCGATCTGAGTGAAGACAACCGCCAATTGGTGCGAGCACTGGCGAGCTGTGCGCTACAAGTGGAAACCGTGAAACAGTGTCAGGAGTCACACGATGTTAAAGCCAAAAAGTCTACGTGAAGCGCTGGAGAAAGCCGCGCCGGTGCTGCGTAAAAATCCCGATATGCTGCGCCTGTTTGTGGATAACGGGACGATTGCGAGCACGCTGGCCGCGTCGTTGTCGCATGAAAATATCTATACGCTCAATGTGATTGTGACCGATTATTCTGGCGATCTGGATTTGCTCATTGTGCCGATTAACGCATGGTTACGCGAAAACCAGCCGGATATCATGACCACCGACGAGGGCAAGCGAAACGGCTTCACTTACTTTGCTGATCTGAATAATCACGACAATATCGATATTAGTTTTAGTCTGCGCCTTTCTGAGCGCGTTATCGTCAAACAGGTGGATAAGGCGCTGCATGTGAAGCACCTCAACGAGCCCCCAATCGCGCAGCCGGTTGAGCGCCCCATGGAGCTCTATATCAACGGCGAGCTAGTGAGTCAGTGGGATGAGTGAGCTCAAACAGTTTGAGGAGCGGCTCGCGGGGCTGATTGGCAACCTGACGCCGGTACAGCGCCGTAAAATTGTGGTCGAAGTGGCTAAGCGCTTGCGCAGCAGTCAGCAGCAGCGCATTAAGCAACAAAAAGCGCCCGACGGCACACCCTACGCCAGCCGAAAACCGCAACCGGCCAGCAGTAAACGAGGCCGCGTAAAGCGCCAGATGTTCGCCAAATTGCGCACCAATCGTTTTATGAAAGCGCAAGGCTCAAGTGATGCCGCCGTGGTGGAGTTCGTTGGACATGTTCAGCGTATGGCGCGGATACATCAAGAGGGCTTAAGCGATAAGCCGAACCGCTTTAGCCGTGAAGTGAAATATGATGCGCGCCCGCTATTGGGGTTTAGTGTAAAGGATAGGCATATTGTTGAGGAGACTGTCACCGCATTTCTTAGCGAGTGATTGGTTTTAGTCACCAGAATCCAAAAGCATGCTAAGAAAAAGTTAACACGGGTAGTCCGCTTTGAGCGAACTATAGACATAAAAGACTTGGCTTATGCTGCTGACCTCACTAGCAGTATTTTGACCCGATATACGCGAAACTTGGCCTTTAGGACATAGTAGGGTTGCCCGATAATCACTACAATTTGTTATCGAGCCATGGTTGCCGTGGCTGTTACCAAGTTAAATAGCGTTCGGGAGAACACAAAATGAAAATTACTCAGATTCGTAATGCGACCCAGCTCCTCGAATATGCAGGTAAGAAGTTCCTTATCGATCCCATGCTGTCTGATAAAGATTCATGGGATGGTTTTGAGGGAACGGCTCGCTCAGAAATTCGTAATCCTATGGTGGAATTGCCTCTGGATATAACCTCACTGCTTGATGTGGATGCAATTATAATTACCCACACGCACCCAGATCACTGGGATCTGGCCGCTGCAGATATTGTGCCGAAGGATAAGTTGATTTACGTCCAAAATGAGAACGATGAAGCACAGCTCTGTGCTCAGGGTTTTACTAATCTGGTTATTCTTAGCGAAACCAGCCGCTTTGAAGATATTGAACTTATTAAGACAACATGCCAGCACGGTTCAGATGAAGCCTATGCCAACCCACAGATGGCCGAAATTCTTGGCGATGCCAGTGGTGTTGTGTTCCGTCATTCAGCAGAAAAAACCTTATATCTTGTTGGTGACTCTATCTGGGTGAAGGCCATTGAACAAAACATGCGCAAATATATGCCGGGTGTGTTGATTATGAATACCGGTTGGGCTCATGTTCTGGGCTATGGCGCAATAATCTTTGGTAAAGAAGATATTTTGAAGGCTCACGTTGTATTGCCTGAAGCCCAAATTGTTGCCACCCACATGGAAGCTGTAAACCACTGCTTGGTCACTCGACAGGAGGTTCTGGATTATGCGTACGTTAACCATATTCAGAGCCACGTTTCAGCGCCTGCTGACGGCGAAGCTGTCACGTTCTAACACAAATAATCCTCAGGGAGGATAACATCTGTGATCTCAGTTGCCATTCTCGTTACTCAGGGCTTCAGCACGTATCATGTATCAGTTCCGCTGATTCTTTTTGGTGAGACCGTCACAGACCAACAGCTTTTTACCCGCTTGATATGCGCTGAAAAGCCGGGTCTCATCTGGTCTGAGGAAGGAACAGCAATACAGGCCGATCATGGTCTGGAGGTGCTAGCGCAGGTTGATATCGTCATTGTACCCTTCTGGGGTGATGTGCGGAAACGACCATCCCGACCTCTGCTTGACGCGCTGGTAAAAGCACGCGAAGCGGGAGTCCAGATAGTGGGATTGTGCTTGGGCACTTTCGTATTGGCTTATGCAGGCTTGCTGGATGGGCATATGGCAGCAACTCATTGGGAATATGAGGATGATTTTCGGGAGCTGTTTCCATCCGTTCATTTAAATCTTAATGAACTCTATGTTGATGACAATGGACTGACTACATCGGCGGGAACGGCTGCGGCGATGGATTGCTGTCTATATATTATTCGTCAACATTTTGGCAGTCTGGCGGCTAATAGCATTGCCCGCAGGATGGTCACGCCTCCCCATCGTGAAGGTGGTCAGGCACAGTATATTAATCATCACGTCACGCAAAAGACCGCTGACTGTAGAATTAACATGGTGCTTGATTACCTGCTACAGAACCTTCAGGAGCCACACGATATTAATTCTCTGGCCGAATACGCCTCAATGAGCCGCAGGACGCTGACGCGACATTTCACGAAAGCAACCGGTATGTCCGTCATTGAGTGGATTACAGCAGCACGATTGCATAAGAGTCAGGAGTTGCTGGAGAACATGGATCTTCCTGTAGAACAGGTTGCTGAGAAAGCGGGCTTTCAGTCTGCTGCAACGTTCAGGCTGCAGTTTCGGGAAAAATTCGGTGTCAGCCCCAGAGAGTGGCGAAAAACATTCCGTAATACATAACTAACACAAGAACGCCAATTGCAGGGTGCAAGATTCCAGTTCCTGCAATTACGAAAATATAATCTATACCGCTTAAGTCTGCCCGCTCTTGGCACTAAGCAGTCAGTCTCTGTTGTCTGATCCCCTATCGTACGCCCTCACATTGCCGCCGAATCCCCTCGGCGGCATCCTTTCCCCATGAGCACACAATCCCAACTATCCGAAATCTCGCGCCTACTGCGCAATCTTATCCGCACCGGTGTCGTGTCCGAAGTCGATGCCGATGGAGCCCTGTGCCGCGTCCAAACCGGTGAAATACAAACCGGTTGGATTAACTGGCTGGCGCGTCGCGCTGGCCGTTCGCGTGACTGGTGGGCTCCGTCGGTGGGGGAGCAGGTGTTATTGCTGGCCGTTGGCGGCGAGCTCGATACCGCCTTTGTCTTACCCGGTATTTACTGCGATGACTTTCCCGCCCCGTCGGCGTCTGCCGATGGTTGGCGCGTCGAGTTTCCTGACGGCGCGATCATTGAGTATGAGCCCGATACCGGCGCGCTTATCGTGAGCGGCATTAAAAGCGCGGATGTGACCGCCTCGGCGTCGGTGGTGGTGACTTGCCCGTCCGTCACCGTGACCGCCAGCGAAAAAATCACCCTCGATACCCCCGAAGTGATTTGCACCAACAAGCTAACCACCGGCTCTATCGAGGTGAAAAAAGGCGGCACCATGAGCGGCACTATCGAACACACCGGCAAATTCACCTCGAACGGCGTGCAAGTTGATAAACATAATCACGGCGGCGTTGAGCATGGTAATTCTTGGACGGAGGATACGAAGTGACGGCGCGCTATTCCGGCATGAGCCGAGAGGACGGCCAGCAGCGCGATGACCTCGCGCATATTCGCCAAAGCGTGCGCGATATTCTTATCACGCCGGTCGGCACGCGGGTCATGCGTCGCGAGTATGGCTCGCTACTGTCATCGCTAATTGACGAAACGCAGAATGAGGCGCTTAACCTGCAAATCATGGCCGCCTGTTATATGGCGATTTTGAAATGGGAGCCCCGCGTTAGGCTCACGGCCATCACGTTCGATAACCGGTTTAACGGCGAAACGTTTGTCGATATCACCGGCCAACTGACCGACACCGGCGGCACCTTCTCCCTTAACGTACCAGTGAGTTAATCCATGGCAACCATTGACCTGAGTCAGCTTCCCGCGCCCGATGTGGTTGAGGTGCTGGACTACGAAAGCATTTTAGCCGAGCGCAAGGCGACGCTGTTGTCGCTGTGTGACGAGAGCCAGCGCGAGGCGGTAGCGCGCACCTTACAGCTTGAATCCGAACCCTTGACCAAGTTGCTCGAAGAAAGCGCTTACCGCGAGGTGATGTGGCGCCAACGGGTGAACGAAGCCGCCCGCGCGAACATGCTGGCCTATGCCACCGGCGGCGATCTGGATAATCTCGGCGCGAACTATAACGTTGAGCGTCTGGTCATTACGCCCGCCGATACCACCGCTATCCCCCCTCTGGCCGCCGTGCTGGAGTCCGACAACGATTTTCGGGTGCGTATTCAGCAAGCCTTTGAGGGATTGAGCGTGGCCGGTTCAGTCGGCGCGTATCAATTTCATGGCCGCAGTGCCGACGGTCGGGTGGCCGATGTATCGGTCATTAGTCCCACACCGGCGTGCGTGACGGTCTCGGTGCTTTCGCGTGAGGGGAACGGCACGGTGAGCGATGAGTTGATCCAGATAGTGAGCCTTGCACTCAACGCCGAAGATGTGCGCCCCGTTGCTGACCGTGTGACGGTGCAAACTGCCGAGATTGTGCCGTATCAGATAGTGGCCGAGCTTTACCTCTATCCGGGTCCCGAAGTCGAGCCGGTACGCGAAGCCGCTGAGGCCAAGCTGAAAACCTACATCACTGCTCAACACCGCCTCGGGCGTGATATCCGTAAATCGGCCATCTATGCCGCGCTCCATGTGGAAGGTGTGCAGCGCGTTGAGCTCGCGCAGCCGGTGGCCGATATCGTGCTCGATGAGACTCAAGCGTCCTATTGTTCAGAGTATGCGATCACGATTGGGGGCGCGGATGAGTGATAACCGCCTGTTACCGGTTGGCTCCTCGCCGCTGGAGGTGGCCGCCGCGATTGCCTGCGCCGAGATAGAGCGAACCCCGATACCGCTGCGCCAGCTCTGGAACCCG